ATCAAGTGTCGGAAGACCCACACTGTCGTAACCAAAACTCTGTTGATAGCCGGGGAATCGTTCCTCGGCCAGTTGGACAATACGCCACTCCATTTCTTCGGGTGGAAACCCTTCCTCTTCGATTGTAGAGAAATCATCATAACCAGCAGACAAAGTAATCAGTTTCAATGGTAACACCTCTCAGTCAAAACACTCTCTAAAGTATACGCTTCCTCTTCGCAAAAGTCAACCCCCTGCGCCAGTTGACGTGCATGGACTAACTCGTGTGCGATAGCGATCGCAGTCTCACGTTCTGTAAGGTCGGGGTTGATCTCAATCAAACACCCGTCCTCATCACCAGAACAGTAACCATGAGCGTCGATGTCTTCGTAGACAATGTCGATGTCGAACTCAGGATCAAAGTCAAGAACCTCGAAGACAGCAAGAGCGAACTCTTGCATCTTCGGAGAAAGATCATTCATGAAAATATACATTATGCCTCCAGAACGTAGGGCTTGTTGAACTGACCAACGTTGATGTCAATGTAGTGACTTCGGTGGAAGTAGTCAGTCATGCTGTCGTCGTGACAGAAGAAGTTCGGGCCTTCCATCGCCTCTTTCAGTTCACTCAGAAACGCAACAACCTCAGCGTCATCATAGTTCTCTTCAATCCAGTAAGGGTTGACCTGAATGTAGTCACGGGGGCCATACTCACTGACAGGCAGAGCACCAAGGATGTCCAACTTACCACTCTTGATGTTAACAACAAGACTCATGTGGTGTCGAACCGCAATAGAACCCTTCATGCCATACTTCTTGAGAACCGCCTTGATCTGAGGGGCCAGTTCTTTCTTCATTTCTTGACTTACATACGCCATAACAAAAACTCCTATCAATCATCAAATTACGAAGTAATTATCTCATGAATAGGAGTTGGGGTCAAGTGATTTCACATTTTATTTGTGAATAGTCGACATTCATTTCATGAATAGTACTTGAGAAGAGTTTCGAGTTTCTCATCGGCCTCTGCGAGTTTGGAGACTTGTTCATCGATGGCCTCAACGATATCAGAATGTTCTCCGATACCGGCAGGATTGGTTAGGTAAACGTCAATGTTTGCCTGTGCACGAGCGATCGCGCCTTCGTACTCACGTTTGAGTGCTTCAATTAACAGATGATTCATTGGGATATCCTTCATACCAGTTTGTGACAGTGTTGACGCGGAATGACCTCCACGCACTCTTATCTAGTGACCACACGGCATAGTGTTCACTGACTTCCTGTTGTTCCAGAACTTCGGGTACATTGTTTTCAGAAAGTTCTCGATTGAGAGTGCAAGGCATCACACGCTTTTCTCCCGTGTCAATCTTGTTAAACTCAACCGTAACCACACCTCGACGAGCAGCTTCAAAAAATCCATTCATATTCATATCCTTCTACCTTTGAACCATTGCCTAACATAATATTTACGAATGATTGCAACACTAAAAAAGATTGCAGTCATCGCTACAGAGATCTCCATCGCATCCCATTCCATTTTCAGAAACATTGCGAGAAAGACATAGTTTAACATAAGATTAAGTGGCGTTGCAAGCGCCGTATCAAATATCGCTTCTTTCAGTGCTGGTTTGTCCATTGATCCTGTCATGCTCGTATAATGCAAGGAAACCATAATGGATAATTTTTATGATATCCTTGCGTTGATCTTCAGGGGAACCTTTCTTACCGTAACGTGCATTGTACTTGTCCACGTTTCCTAAAAAGAATCCCATACCGTGTCCGCGATCTACTATCACTTCGCTCGATTGTAATCCGCCTTGTCCATAGTGTCCACTGTAGGTCGAGTTGATGTAATCATAAAACTCTTTAATCAACTTGTCCTCATTGAACTTATACTTCACTTTGTCCATTAATTTACCTTAGTTGTTTTGCCTTTCTTTGTAATGTGAAACTCACCATCCTCATTGATTTCCATTGAGTCGGCCTCAAAAATGGTCAATAAGGTTTGAATCATATCCGAAATTCCACCACGATGACCCATGTATAATCCAACGCGATATGAGATGAACAACAATCCTGTAGCGATAATTGTGTGTAGAGTTGCGTCCATGATGCCTCCTATGACATTCTAATTGATTTGAGTTTATTACCCGTGGGCGTTTTATCAAACACGGGAATGTCATCCTCTTGTGTCAGCGTCTGTTGAGTTTCGTCAACATCAAACAATCTCATCTTGGATCGATCGATACCCACCACAAACCGTTTGTTAGCATTTGGATCGTTGTATCGATTCTTCAACTGTTTCACCATGATCTGACCAAGGTTCTCAAGTTCTTCATTGGACACCAGTGCAAACATTAAGTCAGCGGTGGCGGGCAATCCAAACGATTCAGAAGTATCTTCGAGGCCTGGATCAGAGTTTGCAAATCCGGATCGAGTCGTCTGAGTTGCGGACACGATCGGTAGGTCAAATTCGACTGCGAGACCACGCAGTTCTTCAGCGATTGCCTTGATATATGTGTATGAGTTTATCGAACCTCCCATTCCCTTCATTCGTGAAGATGCACATATATTTAGGTAATCTACAAAGATAATATTCGGAGCAAACTTCTTTTTCAATCGCAGTTCTTCGAGTAACGCACGGAAGTGAGCGGTGTGTGCCTGTCCGGTCGGATACTCTTTAATGATTAACTGACCTTCAGTCTTACTACCAATCTCTTTTACACGATCACGGAACATCGCCTTGGACAGATTTGGAATCTGATCGATAGAACAGTTCAGAAGATTTGCATCGATTCGTTCTGCAATCCGTTCCTCACTCATCTCAAGTGTGATGTAGAGAACATTTCTATTCTGGGACAATGCGTTTGCCGCCATGTGACACATGAACAAAGACTTACCAACACCCGTACCAGCAAGAGCGATATTGAGTGTTTTGTTTGGTAGACCACCCTTCGTAATCTTATTAAAATAATCTAGATCAAAGGGAATACGATCTTCGGTACGATGATAAAAGTCATATCGTTCATCAACGTTTTCGATATAGTCGTGACCGATGTTAGTGTCAAAGGATACACTCAGTGCCTTCTGTAAGATGTCAGGCAGTGAGTTCTTGGTAAGAGTCTGGTGTTTACCATCAATGATCTGAATCGATTCCATGATCGCCAGATACACTGATCGGTCTTGACACCACTTCTCAGTGACATCATACAACCACTGTTGATCCTGATCTTTCTTTTCAAAAAGAGTTGGTAAGATCTCTAGTGTCTCGTTGTAGTTTGACTCATTGATATTGTCCGACTCAGTAATCTGAAGTCGAAGCGCCTCTTGTGAAGGAAGTTTGTTATATTTGTTGGCGTATGTTGCGATCTCAGAAAAGATCAATCGATATACACCTTCAAAGTATGATTTTTTAAGAAAGGGGCCGACCTTACGCATGTAAGTGTCGTTCGTTACAAAATTACTCAGTATCAGTTGTTCTTTCATTTTCCAGTAGGCTACCGTCGGCTATTGCATTCTCAAGGACTGATTCGAGAATATCTCCTACAAAAGTTTGTAGGTCTTCTCGATCTTCAGTTAACGTTTCATCCGGTGTAGATATTATCACAAAATTGAAGTTCAAACAACCATCAATTTCATTTAATGCGATATTACCAAACCGGATGACTGTCTCCGTGAAGGGGCCACGCAGGATGCGAACATCCCACGCTTGTTCATTTTCGACATCCTCAGCGGGTGTCAGTTCATAATCTATATCTTCACTTGCCTTTTGGAACATTAGTCATCTGCCTCGATATCCAACTCAGCAGTCACAGAACCAGTGATTCCATACATGCCTTCGATGAACGAACGGAAGTTGTCATTGACAAGAAGGTCTGACCAGAACTCTTCGGTGAGTGTGTCTTTCTGTCTCACTTTCGATCCAATCTCTGCCCCAGTTGCTGTGTCAACCAGTTGATACCAACCATTAGAAGGTTTAGTGACGAACCCACCAGCAAGAGCAACATCCAACAAACCGCTGTAACGCTCAATACCACCATCCCAAGAAACTGAGATAGGTATTTTCGA